CTAACTGACAACGCGGGGATTCTCCCCGGATGGCAGCGCCAACGTCCTTCCAACCGCCGCCGCAAGTTCCTTGTCTCGCTGTTCTAGAACATGGCTGTAGACCCGGAGCGTGATCGATGGGTCAGCGTGTCCAAGCCGGCTACTAACCGTCACCGGGTCATAGCCGGCGGCAATCCCCTGCGTCGCCGAGAAGTGACGAAGGGCATGCACATGGGTATCCACTCCAGCCTTCTTGGCTGCACGTGTCATGAACTTTGTCACCACGTCAGGCCGGATCGGTTCGGCGCCCACCGGTGAGCGGCTAAAGACGAATCCGTCGGGAAGCACTTCGAGATCGAGGATGTCGGCCAGCGCATCGACAGCCGAACGATGCCGACGCAACGCCTCGAGCCCGAGGTCATCTAGCCCGATGGTTCGGGCCTGATGAGTTTTCGTTCCCTTCTCAGCCCATCCTCCACCGGCCACCTCATAGATGGATCGGGCAATGGTGAGAGTGCCGGCATCAAAGTCGATGTCGGGCCACCGCAAGGCACACAGCTCCCCACGCCTGGCGCCCGTTAGCGCAGCGAGAAGTAAAAGAACAGCCAAAGTCGGCTCCACTGCTTCGGCGGCTACCAGGATTGCCTGCACCTCATCTGGTGTTGGCGCCTCCACCTGCGCTGCATGTACTGGCGGAGGGCTTGCACGACGGGCGACGTTTTGGCCCACGTATTCCCACCGCTCGGCCTGGCGGAGTGCTGCGCCGATCAGGGCATGGACTCGACGAACGGTCGTCGCCTTGTTGCCCTTTTCAGTGAGCTTGGCGTACAGCCGGTCCAAGTCCCGTGTACTCAGCTTCGAAAGGCGAAGGTGTCCAATTTCGGGCCGTACAGTCTGTTCCGTCAGCCGGTTGTACTCGCGCATCGTGGTTGGAGATCGGCCGAGGGATTCGCAGTGGGCCAGCCATTCGGTCAGCAGTTCACCGACTGTTTTGATACTGGTCGCCGTGTCGCCCTGAGCGACCTTGGACACCATCTTGGCCAGCTCATCATCGGCGATCCGAGATCCGGCACCGGGCTTTGGGTTCTTGTCGGGTGCGCGGACCGTTTTGGTGATCTGGATCGGTGTGCCATTGGCTCGGCGCCCTGCATAGACCCTCAATCGCCAGACGCCCGGGCTGATTTCGGTCTTGGTCCCCTTCACAACGGAGATTGTAGTCATTTTGTAGTCGCGAGCTGGGGGACCAAACTCAAAAATGGGCTCTGACCAGGTGCGCCCCGGGGGATTCGAACCCCCAACCTGCGGATTAAGAGTCCGTTCCCATCCCTGTCAGGAGACTACTAGGTCTGTCTGTAGGTATCTGACCAGGGCTTATCGTGAGCCCTCGCTACGGATGCGCACGCGGGGACGTGCACAGATATGGAGCGGATATGGATATGCCGGCCTGCGGATTCCGGGTTGCCTGGTCGGCTCACCGGCGCTTCCCACTGAGCCCGAAGGCCCGCAGGAGGCCCGCTAGCCCGGTGTTGGTCTTGCGGTAGGCCGCACGGCGCACGTAGCGCTTGCCGAGGGACGTGGGGCCCTTCTCGGCCGCCTCGAGGTTGCCCAAGTCGCGGGCGCCTCGGTAGAGCTGGGAGCGGAGGGACTTACGGCGTGGCATTCAGGGCAGCTCCTCGGTCCCCCACGTCCCGTGCTGACTCAGTATGGCGGCCAGTTCCGCGATCTCGAATGCGATGTCGTGAGCTTCTGCGGGAGTCATCCTTTGAAGAGTGAGGTCCAGCGTTCCATCGTTAGTCATGAGATCGAGCACCGCCTTCATGCGCTCTAGCAAGTCGTCTGGTACGTCTCCGTCACGGTCCGCGTCGTCTACGGCGGCTGACACATGGGGACATGCGAGCCTCAGCCGCTCCGGTAATTCGGGAATACCATCTGCAAGACCGTGGGCCGCTTCGCTCATTCTTTGGCTTACGTAATGGATGCTCACAACGTAACCGTAATGGTTCAAGGCAGATCGTTGCGCCGGCGCAACATTTCACTCGCGAGTGATAAGTCCGCTGGGGCCGGGCCAGGGATGGTGAGTCGAACCCCATCCCTGGCCCGCGTCACCCCTACGGCGAGCACCCGGTCCGGGCCACCCATTGGAAACCCGGACCGGGTAGCGCACGACCGGCACCGACCGGACTAAGGACCGATCGAACGCTCCATGCGGCTCACAAAGTCACCGCATGGCTCACCGCTTCTGTACGAGGGCACCGATCGCTACGTGTACGCACGCCCGGCACATCCCGGTCAGACCTGTCGCTGCTCGAGCTGCTCCACCCGCTCGATCAGTTCCGCGATCACGTCGAGCAGGTGGCCTTCATGGCGAAGATTGAAGAACGGGTCCCTCGCTCTGAACGCCCGATATGCAACGAGGCGCTCGGCCAGGGTGCCCTCGGCGGACGGCGCGTTCGACACCGTTCGCACGGGTCCCGGGTCGACATGCACGATTCTCCGGGCCATGACAACCCCGTTCGCGGGGTCGAGCCTTGGCATCGGCGGTAGCTCGGTACGTGGCATGAGGTCAGGCTCCTCCTTGTCGGGCGACGGTCCGCAGGCCGGCCAGTGTGCGTTCGTTCTGTCGCTCGTGTGCCCCGGCCATGGCCTTGGCTTCGCGCTCCTGCGCTCGTGCCAGCGCGCTCGCCAACGCCTTCCGAGCGCGAAAGTCGTCGAGCTGTATCGCGCCGAGGTCGGCGCCCGAACGGGCCTTTTCCCATTCCACGAAAGCACGAATCACCGGATTCAGCGCGACGCCGCCGTGCGCGAGATATGGCGCGATCTCGGCGGCGAGGTACCGCTTCGCCGTGGCGTCACCCCCCTGTCGTATGTCGGTCGCCAGCGTCGCCGCCGTGGGATTGGCGTCGTCGACCCCGATGCGGGCCAGCTCGCGCACGAGCACCGCGAGCGGCGCGGAGTCGCGACCGAAACGGGTGAACATCTCAGCTCCCCGTGAAGGTCGGGCTCGCCGGATAGGCGGCGCCGGTGATCTGTTGGAAGGCGGCCGGGTAGAGCACCGAAAGGGCGCAGTAAAAACGAATGGTAATGATGGCGGTGAGGCTCGCCGGGTCGAACTCGGGAAAGACATCGACGATCGGGGTCCCGGTCATCACGAGCAGGCCGTGGCTCACATCGCCGATCAACAGCGTGGAATACGTGGGCGATGGCCCTGCGGGCAAGTTGTCGTCGGCCCACACATCCATGCCAGCGATCGAGTACCCGCTGAACCCCTCCCGGGAGGTATTGGCCTCCCCGGTCTGGGCGAGAGCCGCCGCGGGCGACGGGAGCAGCACGGGCCGACCGTCGGTTCCGATTTGGCTTTCGTACCATCGCAGGTTTGCCGACGGCATCGCCAGGAAGTTTGGATGCAACCGCGCGCCTTCGCTCGTGTCTATTGCGGCGGCGGCCCGAGCGGCATCGGCGTACAGCGCGGTGATGCTCGGTGATCCCGAGTTGGTGATCGTCGTCGCGTTCGCCAGCACCGCACCAACCGCGATCACGTCGAGCTGGGTGGCCGCTTCCCGGGCTGCTTGAGCCACGATGATCTCGTCGCCCGTCACTCCCGGGCCCACCCGGTCGAGGTACTGCTGGGAGACTTCGACGGCGCCGGCAATGGTCTCGACGTTGGCGGTCGCATAGGCCGCGGTCGGCGACGAGGTGCCGACCGCGGTGTTCTCGCCACTCTGCACCGCCATGCTCACGCCCGACGCAAAGGTTGGGATCTGCACCGTCATGCCGGTTCGGGGCAGCTCGGCCTGGGACGCCTGCGACGCGACTGGACTCGCCGCGGTCCTAAACAATTGAAACCGCTCGAGCAGGAACAGCGGCGGGACAAGTGTGCCGAGCGATCCCGAGCCCGTCGACGAGTCGCGCTGCTCCATACCCACCGTAAAGCAGAGGTGCCTCCAGTCTTCGCGGGCGTGGTCCGAAACGGTGTCGTGGAAAGGTTGATATAGCGAATTGAAGTAGCTGCGGATCAAGGCGCGCTGCTCGTTGGTGCCATGGCCGGCCAGCCATCCGACCTGGCGTTGATTGGTGGCCAGGCGATGGCGCACGTCCGAGATGTGATCGCCGCGAGCAGGCAGCGCAGCCGAATAGCCGTAGCTGGCATCGAGATAGCGGTCGCGGAAGTACGAGTGCGAGCTACCCGGCCCGTAGGGCGAAACCTCGTCGCCGACTTTGATGCTGCTCGCGTTGCCAGTCGACAGGGGCGCGGGGATCGGCGCGGACGAGTTGAACCCGGCGCGCGACATGGCGCGCGCCTGACGTGCCCGTTCCTCGCGCTCCTCCTCCGCGTCGATTTCGCGGAGCGTCTCGGCGATGCGCGCATCGGCGTACTCTTGGGCATGGCGCTCGCTCTGCTTGCGGCGCTCCCTCTCGGCGGCGGCCGCCTCGGCGGGGGTGGGTGCGGACGATTTCCGCGCACGAACCTCGGCCACGCCGGCCCGGCGTCGGACGTTCAGCCCGGCACCCTCGCGAAACCCGCGGATGCGCAACTTGCGCTCGAGGTCGGCGGGGTCGAGGGGGTTGCCATCGGCGTCAACTCGGACCCAATCGTTTTCAGCCATTGCCTGCGACCTCCTGCTCTCGTTCCACGTCGGCCCTATGCGCGACACGCCGACCGGCGACCTTCGTGCCGATCCGCTCGAGCACCCGGCGCGCTGAGCGTTCCGAGATGTTCAACAGGTCGGCGGTTTCCATGACGCCCACGATGTCGGTTCCCGCGTGGTCGAGAGAGAGACCGTGTCCGTCTGCGGCCAAAGCGCTGGTCGAGCCCTCGGGGTCATGGCCGGTTGCGGCCAGGGCGATGGGGGCGAGGTCCGCGAGGAATGGCCAGAGCTCACGAGGGAGCTGGCCGGCGTGCCGTTCCCGAGCCAGGTAGATCACGAGCCTGGTCGCCTCGTCGCGATCGAGAAACGCGCCAGCGTGGGCGGCGCCGTTGTACAGGCGTGTCGGCATCAGCGGGGGCCGCGGTCGCGCGGTTGCGCCTTGTCGAACGTCGCGGCCTTGCGCGAGTTACACGAACGGCAGAGCGGACCGACCTGGTGGTCGACCACCAGGTCAGCACTCTCGTGCGGGCGGCGCCCCCAGCCGGGGCAGACGTGGCCGTGCTCGGCCACCCAAGCCCGAAGGGTGGCGCGGGCTTCGCGCTGCCATTCGCTCCCGTACCCGCGCTCGGCCGTAGTGCCCCGGCTCGCGTCGACCTGACGGTCTCTCAGCGCTTGGTGCGGCGCGCAGCGCAGAGCGGGCGGCCTGACGAGCTGGGCGCAGGGCCGACCATCCCAGCCGAGACACGGACGGCGCATCATCGGAGGAGATTCACCGCCTCGGCCATGAGGCGATCGCGCAGGACCTCGAATAGCTGGGGAAACGGCGAACGCTCCTCGCAGACCGCGAACACAGCGTCGAGGTCGTCGAGGTCGCCGAGCTTGAACGGCTGGTCTTCTATCCATGCCAGAGCGAGCAAAAGGTCGTCCTGCGACGTGACCCTGCCCAGCCACACCTCGACCGGCTCGAGCCAGCTCTTCACAGGTGGCCCTGCTCTCGGAAGCGGCGAAGGGTCTCGGCGTCCCGCGCGTCACGCTCCTTGGCGAGCTGAACCAAGTACGGCATGCCGCCCTTCTCTCGGAGCCACGCGGTGCCGGACATTGCGATGATGCCCTTGGGCTCGGGCTCGAGCAGTGCAGCACGCTCGTAGCCCATAACGGCCGCCACGGCGGCGTCGATCTTTCGAGGCGAGCTGTGGCCGAATGAACCCTTGGTGAGTTGAAGGCCGCCGCCGCGCGCGACGCGGGTGCGGGCGTTGCCAACATGGCGGGCGAGGGCCGGATCGCCGCTGTGCGTGAGCCGCCGCTCCATGACCGCTTCGTAAAATCGTTGCGTCGCTGGGATCATTCTGCCCGGGCTCTGAGGAAACTCGACCACCGGCACACCTTCGGCCGCCAGGTGTTCGAGCACGTCGCGCCAGAGTGAGGGGTCGGCCGGGAGCTCGCGGACGGCCCAGCGGTCGCAGCAAGCGCGGATGGCGTCGACCACCTCGTCGGTCGGCACCCGCCACTCTGGACCGTCATCGAGCCCGCGCTCCCAGAGGCCGGCCAGTTCGACGTGCGGGCGCTCCTCGGGAGTGTTTGGGATCGTCACGGCCACCAACACGGTCGAGTCGCCGGAGTAGGACCCGTCGAACGCCACCACGCACGCGGCACCGTCCTCGATGGTCCGGGTCGAGTCCTCGCACGCGGCCCAGGCCCCTTGCGGTAACCATGCGGCCTCAGATGCGACCCACTGATTGAGGCGCTTGGTTCTGAACTCGCTCTCCGGGGTCCGCTTCACGACCGAGGCAAAGTCGCTCTCCGCGACGAGATCGCCGAACCCCGGATTGGCCGCTCGCCAGGTATCCGGGTCCCGCCAGTCGGCCTCGGGTGGAGCCTCGAACCACGCGAAGAAGAGCGTCGGGTCCTCGACCTCGCCGGAAGCGACGCGCCGGCCGTGCTCGTAGAGGCCGAAGGCGAGGGACGGGCGCCCGGTGCGGTCGGTGCGGACCCCGGCCGTAGTTATTCCGAGGAGCAGGCTTTCGGGACGGGCTCCCGCGCCAAGTGCCATCGTGTCCCAAAGGTCACGCGTCGGCTGGACGTGCACCTCGTCGAAGATGGTCAGCGTCGGCGAGAGCCCTTCGGAGAGCCCGGCCTCGGCCGAGCGGACCTGATAGACGCTTCCGGTTGCCTTGCACTCGATGGCATCGCGCAGGCAGCGCAGGGAGCGGGACAGCTCGTCGGACATCTCCACCATGCGCTTGGCGGTGTTGAAGCACAGACGCGCCTGGGCTCGGTCCCCGGCGACGCTGTAGACCTCGCCACCCGCGGGTCCGGTGGTCAGGGACCACAGCGCCAGGCCGGCCGAGAGCGTGGTCTTCCCGTTCTTTCTTGGCATGCCGACGAGGCCGGTCCGGTGCCGGAGCCGGCCGTGCTCGTCGACGACCAGGAGCCCCTCGAGCAGCTCGTGCTGCCACTGGCGCAGCTTGACGGGCGAACCGGCAGGGCCGGCGACCGAGTCGCGAGGCGACCGGCATAGGGACTCGATGAACCGGGCGGCCGAGGTGCCAAGGCTCGGACCGCTACGTGGGGTCAGCCACGCCGGTGCCGTCACGATGGCCCCTGACGCTCAGCCCGGAGCTGGGCGATGAGATCCGCCTTCTCCTCGACCTGAAGGACCGCGAGCCCCAGCCGGGATCTGCTGAGCGGTCCGAGCCCCAGGACGCGCTCATGCTCGAGGAGCAGGCGCTCGACCGCTCGGAGCTGCTCGACGGCCGGCGCGGTCACCGGCTGGCCCATGCTGCCGATTCCGACGCGGCCTCGGTCGGCGATGAGGTCGCGCAGCTCGGCGACCTCATCGTGGAGGGCCGCGTAGCGCTCGACCACCGGGCCATCGCTCGCCAGGACCAGCCATTTGCCCGCCGCTTTCCACGTTTTGCGCCAACAAGCGCGCCCAGGAGCCCCCAAATTGCGCGGCGGATGGGGCAGTTTGACGGGCACAGGGGCCGCGAAAATGGGCGGATTAGCAGGGAGAATCATCGAACCTCAACGAAATCGGGCGGTCGAAAAACCGATTCGATCGAACGTCGTCGCGCGCGGGCCTGGGCGACGGGTCATGGGGCACCGCCAGGGCGAGTAACCGTATGGCCCCCCCCCTTTGCGCCCTAGGGGGGTCTTTCGCCGGTCCTCGGCCTCGGTCAGCCGCTCACATAGCTCGCAACCGCACGTCACGACTCGACCTCGGCCATCCGCTGGCGCTTGGCCTGCGCAAGTCGACGCTCCCGGCTCTTGGAGACTTGGACCCGCTTGGCCGGTCCGACCTTGCGGTGGCTGTGGCTCCGACCTTTGGCGCAGCTCCCCCGGCGACGCTTGTCCTGGTGGGTCCCGGGCAACCTCACGACAGCGCCTCCACCACGAGGACCAGCGCGTCGTGCGAACCCATCGCCGGGGCGGTGAACCTGATCTCGGTCACGTGGTCCGGCGTGTCGTTCTCCACTACGCCGGCGTCGACCAGCCCGTCGACCGCTGCCTTGGCCGCTGGGTAGCAGGCCGCCACGTCCGGCCGGCTGCGCCGGTCAGTTCGGATGGGCATGGCGGTAACCGCGATGCGGTCGAACGATGGAATGCCAGCCTCGAGGGCCAGCACCTTGAACGCTTCCCGCCACTCTCGGACCAGCGCTGCCCGGGCATGGAAGTGCATCCGGCGCTCAGCGTTGGCGGTCCACGGTCGAGCGCGGTGAACGAGGCGAAAAGTGGTGGCCGTCGCGGTCATTGGCACGCCCCACGGATGGCACGCACGGGGCGTGGCACGCCCCTATGGGTAGGGGCGTGTGCGTGCCATCGCCCGTAGCGTGGACTGGCACGGTGCGCACAACGCTGGCATGCCAAGCGTGCTCGCAGGTCAGAACGCATTTCTGTCGCTCTGCTCGAAATCGGGCGTGCCAGGTTCCCGGGTGGCACGCGACGTGGCACGCCATTGCCCGGCGCCACCGAGAATGCCGGTCGGTTCGGCGAGGTCGCGTTCGGACAAACGGGCCAGCGCGTCGTCGATCGTGCGGCGCTTGAGTGGCGACAATCCCGTGGCATCGGTGGCGAGGGCGTCGCCGATCTGCGAGACGGTCAGCGGGTCCGCGGCCGCTTCGAGCATCCGCAGGACTCGGATCGCCGCGGGTCGAAGGTCGGCCAGCTCCGGGTCCGTCGACCGGTCATCGGTGTCGAGCTGACACACCTCGTAGTGGAGTGCCGAAGCGAGGTCGTTCGGATCGTCGGCCCAAATGCGGCGTCGGAGACGGATCGTCGTCTCGGCGATCTCATCGCCTTGGAAGTCGAGCTCCAATGTGACCGTGGTGGCACCGGTCACGGCGTCGGTATGGCGAGTCGTGACCATGCCGGAAATCAACACGCGGCCCCACGCGGCAGGCCCGGCGCCAGACATTCGTTTTGCCCCGCGCCCTTGGCCGGTCTGGTTCCAATGGTGCGTGACCATGAGCGACGCGCCGTAACGCTGAGTGACGACCTGGACGCGCTCGAGATGCGAGCCCATTTCGTAGAGGTCGCTGCCGCGCGCGCCCCGGGCCGCCAGGTACAACGGGTCGATAATCACGAGGGCAGGTCGATGCTCAGCGATCTCGTCTTCGACTAACAACATCGCGGCTTCACTCGTGAGATGCGGAACGCGAAGACATACACGAATCGGGAGACTTGCAACGTCGATTCCGCGGCTCGCGCAGATGGCGCGTATACGACGAACGACCTTCCGTTTGCCACCTTCGCCGACGAACATCAGCACGGACCCCGGCGACTCCACCGAAAAAATGCCGAGCCACGGCGTGCCACTCGCTACCGAAACGGCCGCGTCGCTCACGTCCCACGTCTTGCCGTCTTTTTCCGGCTTGGCAATAACCCCGTGGTCGCCTTGCGGCCAAACGGGGCGGAAGAGAAAAGTCGGAGCCGGAGCACTGTCCACTTCGGCGATGAGGTCGGCCAAGTCCGCGACTTTGAGGTCATAAGACGCGATGCCCGCGTCTTCATTCCACTGCGCGCCGTCGGTCGTGACTTCGGCGAGGATTCTGTCGACGCTGGTCACCGCGCCACCTTCCGAGGTTCCCGGAGCCCGGCGCGGAGCCCGCTGGCAATGCTTGCCTCCGCCTCGCGTTCGCTGAGCCCAATCCGCCTGGCGGCTTCGGACAAGGCTTCGGCCACTGAGCGAGCGTCGAGCGCCCCGGACCCCACCAACTGGCCGAGCGCGAACGCGCTCCTATTTAACTGGTGGTTCCGCGTGCCCTCGGGAGCGAGGAGCAGGCGACCGGCCTCGGCCTCGAGAGCCCGGCGGCCGTAACTCGTGGTTGTTTCCGGCCTGGTGCCGATCTGTGCGGTTGTTGCCAGCGGTCGGCGGTCGAACAGATCGAGTACCCAGGCCGGCGCCGGTCGGATCGGTGTATCTGGTCCGAGGTCGAACGGCGTCCCCGTGATCCATGACCATGTCGCCCCATCGGCTCGCCGGGACGGCGGTCCCACGACGTAGCCACCCTTGCCGCGCCAGTCGACACCTGGCAGCCCGCCAAGGCGGGTGGTGTTGCCTCGCCCACTGGCCGCGACGAAGACGTGATGCCCTCTCGGCGTCTTGACAGTCGGACCCTCGAGCAGCTCGTCGTCATCGGGGTCGTCGGCGAGCGGCATGCACGCGTCGAGAGCTGCTAGCGCGTCGGGCCCGTCAACGTCGAGCACGTCGAAGTGGACGCCGGTAACCAGTCCGATGTTGGCGGTCGGCTCGGTTGCCCACCACGCGCGGATCGTGTCGAGGTCGGTCGTGGCGTCCTTCAGACCGTGAGGCGCGAGCCGGCCAAGCGGTCGCTTCCCGCCAGGCTCGACGGGAAACAGGGGCCACCCGCGGGCGGCGTAGGCGAGGGCGGCGTCGAGCGGGTCGGGCGTCACGTCTCACCCCGCGGGTAAGTCGTGTCGCGAACGTCGCCGATCGCGTCGGCCCACTCCTCGAGGCGCCGGGAGGAGATGACAACCCGCCTGCCAATGACGCGGGTTGGGAGGTGACCCTCGCGGCTCAGCCGATACAGCGTCTCGGGACTCAGCGTGCCCAAACGTTCGGCGGCCTGTTTCATCGTCAGGAACAACGGACCGTCTGCCATCACGAGCCACCGGGGAACAGGTCGCTCTCGGGAACGTCAAGCGCCTCGGCGACCCGACGACGGAGGGCCGGCCAAGGACTCGCCCGTCCGTTCAAGACCAGCGATAGAACGCCGGGCGAAACACTGATCTCGTCGGCGAGGGACCGTTGCGTCATCCCGCGCTTCGACAACTCGACTTTGACCGGGTGGACCCGCGGCATCGCTTTCCTCCGTCAGATCCCGCGAAGGATCATTGGAGGGGTTTGGCCCGGATTGCCCCGTCTTCCGGCCTAGCGAACTGCGACTTCATAGCTAGTGTATCGGGGGTGACCCCGGCAGGCGTGGACCCCGATCATCTGGTGAATCCGATCCACGATCTCGAACTCATCGCCGCACTTGACCCCTACCGCGACCCGGCCTTAGTGATGACCGTCAGGTGCGGCGAGTGTCGGAACAGGCTTGGCACCGTGGCCCCAATGGCTCCCTATTTCGATCTCCCGTCGTTCGTCAACTACCAGCGCGGGACCCGGCGCCAACACCGGCCCGGGTCAGCCACCCCGCGCCCATGGATAGAGGTTGCCTTCATCGGCGAATGGTACGAAGGCGGCAAGATGGTCATCCGCTGCCACAAGACTTGCCCGGCGCATGACCAGCCCTGGACCATCGACAACCGGCAGCTCGTGTTGGCGTTCGCCAGAAAGGCCGCGGCGGGCGGGGACGAGCTGGTCTTAGGCCAAGACGTTTAGCCCGGCGTGAGCGCCTTCCCGAGCGCGCCCGCGGCTTCGCGGTCCCGCTCCGGTAGGGCGTGCGAATACGTCCGAAGGGTGACCGAGGCATCCCGGTGCCCGAGGCGGCCGGCGACCGTCCGCACGTCGGTCCCCCCGCCGATGAGCTGGGTCGCTGCGAAGTGCCTTAGTTGGTGGAGATGGCAGTCGACGCCCGCCTTGTCGGCGATGTCCCGCACGTAGTGGGAGCAGGTGTCGGGCGAGATCGGGGTCGACAGGTTGTAGGTCAGCACCGGCGTGTCGTTGGTCACGGTCACGCCAAGGTCGCCCGCTCGGTCCTCGAGCCGAGCGCGCTGGCGGCGTAGGACCTCGAGCCCGAACGGGTCGAGGGCCAGCACCCGGGCCGCGTGAGTCTTGGTGTCTTTGGTGATCCACTTCCCGGCCACTACCGCGACCGAGCGGTCGATCCGAAGGGTCGCCGCGTCCAGGTCCACGTCGCCCCACCGGAGCGCACACAGCTCGCCTCGTCGAGCGCCGGTAACGGCCGCTAGCGCGATCAGGGCCGCCATGTCTGGGTCGTCCTCCTCGGCGACGTGGATCATGGCGCGCACGTCCTCGGGGGTTGGCGCTGCCTTCTGGGCCTGCCTCGCGGTCGGCGGCGTAGCCCGCGCGGCTGGGTTGGAGGCTAGGTCTCCCCATTTGACCGCCTGGGCGCACGCGGCAGAGATCGCTGCGTGCACACGGCGGACTGAGGCGGCCGACAGGGGATGCTCCCGAGAGCGGAGTGAGGCGTAGAACGAGTCGAGGACCCCGGCGTCGAGCTTGCGCAGTTCCACATCGCCGAGGACCGGCTTGATCGTCTTCGCGACGATCCGGCGGTACTCGCGGACGGTCGTGGGGGAGAGATCCTTCAGCACCGCGGTCCTGGTGATCCAGCGGTCGAGCAACGAGCCGAGCGTCTCGGATGGGCCGGCGTGGTCGGTTGCGTCAACCTCGGCCACCAGCTTGGCCAGCTCCTCGTCGGCGGCGTCCGCGTTGCCGTGCACGGTCCTGGACACGTACACCGGCTTCTTCGTGACGGGCGAGCGACCCGCGTATGCGCGGAGCTGCCAGACCGCCGTGTCACCCCTGCCTCGGACCCTCCTGCGCGATCCCTTCAT